TTCTTTTTTTTCTACCCAGATTCAGCCGCGGGTAAGGTATGTGAGAAGCGTCAGGAAAATCTGATCCCTTTTTGGGGATATAAAGGGCGCCCTTTTGGTATAACAGCGTACCTAAATTTCATTTTTGTAGTTATTTTCCCCAATTAGCCCAAATATTGACACAAAAAAGCCGGGGTTGTTTCCCCGGCGATTTCGTTAGATCAAGAATTAGTCCCGTTTAACCTTTCTTGCGTTTATAAGCGAGGGTTGCACGCGCTGCTTTCGTGAATGCTTCCTCATCCGGAAGCTCATATGCCAGATCTGTCTTCGCTTCGGTTACAAAACTGCGCACGGTATCGGAGTCCGAACCTTGAGCAGCCATCTCCATAGCCTTATTTTTGATCGCTTCTAGCGCTTCGACCCGTTTTTGACGTGTTCCAGCGTCCATATCGGACTAAAACTTGATCAATACCAACTATACAACCACCTATACCCTGGAATTAAATCAGAATAGAATGTGTGAAAGCAAAATAATAGTCAATAACCCCAGATGGCGATCTCTCAGGCCGACTTTTACGCTTTCAGTCAAGCTACTGGGTCGCCAGTACCGGAAGATCCGGAAGGAAGAGCAGCTTTAGCTCCATACGTCATGGAATGGAGGCGGAATCAGCTCAAGCAGCCTCGGCAAGAGGAGCAAGGACCGAATTTACTCCAAACCGTTGGTGGCTTAGCGACCGCAGCAGGGGTGGGCACCCTGGCATTCCTGGGCGCACGCAGATTGGCAGGTAGAAGGGGCGTACAGCCCGTCAACGTGGTGGACCTAGATGACGCCGTCCGCCGTGCAGCGCAGCCCATCCCGCAGCTCCAACGGGGCACTGGTGCAGGTCCCGGAGCCGGTACCGCGCGGCCGCCCATTCCCCGGCAACCCGCCCCAAGTTCTGGTCCATCACCTGCTCCGACTGCTACTCAACAGGTGGTGCAGAGGGTAGCAACAGCCCCAAATCCGTGGGATCTACCTACTGACACTGGTGCAGTCCGAGATATTACTCAAGCAGCGAGAGAAGTTACACCTATTACTCGTGCTCTGCCTCCGGCAGAACCCGAATTCGTGGCGTACCGCCCCGATCCAAGGGAAACGGTGTCGGCGGATGTGGCGGAGGCTAGGAGGAAGGCAGCAACAGCGAGTTTGGTCGAGGCATCCCGTCGTACTGGCGCATATCAGCCCGAAATTCCCGGTGTTGGCGGCACATTGATGGCATTGCGCTCTCCTGCAGGCGCATTGGCGGAAGAAACAGGCGAAAACTTGCCATTAGGCATCACAAAAGACGTAACAACTTCGCTTTCAACATCTCGACCACTGGAAGCGGCTCCTGCACAGCTGAATCTGATGAGTTACGTCAGAGAAGCAGCTGAACCGCAAGGTGATGCGGTAGATCGCCTTCTTACCGAGTACAACCAGCTTGTTGAAAGCCAAGCACGCGCTGATCGCCGGGCACAGGCCTCTGTTCGTCAGTACCGGATGGAGCAACAAGGCAAGGCAATGCGTGTGATTGACGATCTGCGTCGTGAATCACTAACTGAGAACCAACAAGCTAAACAAGCGTTCAATGTTGACCAGGCAATTAACGCTCTTGACTCTGGTGAAGACCAGATGACGGGTCGCGTTCGCCAACAGCTGCAGCGAAACGAAGATACCAACCTGGCACTGATCGATCAGGCCGAAGATCGCACCAACAACATTGATGTTGCTGCATCGATGACGCCAGATGGTGTTCCCGTGGACCAAGCAGAAACAGCTGGTCGAATTGATAAGCCTTTACGAGAAACATCTGCTGCTCGCTTCATGGAAGCAGAACGGCAAAAAATTGCAAGCGAACTAGAGCGGCAAGAGTTGTCTGCAGCGCCAGGCCGTGTCGAGAGAGAGCTGGCTCGTCGCCTGGGACCAGAGGCATCTTCTTATGGTCCTAAGTATTCTGCACGGCGTCAAGCGTTAGAGTTGTTCTCAAAGACTGGAGATATTGAGGCGGCTGAACGTACCAAGCGCTTTGGACTATCCCCCGTAGAGTTTGAAACCTTCGAGAATATGCCTGCTGAAAAGCGCAGGTTGTTTGAAACACGTCCCCCAATGTCCCTGGAGGGCTACCCAAGTGAAGAGTTGAGAGCTGTTGTACCTAAGTCAGGTATTCAAGTTAATGTTCCAGGTCAAGGTCTTGTTGATATTTCCGAGTTACGTCGTCCTGTTATTACAGAAGACACTGCTCTTTCCGCAGAAGATTACGTTCAAGGTCGGCTGGGCCAAGACCGCGAGTTCGTGGAAAATCTGAAGGCTGAGCTTCAGCCAGAAATGAATGAAATCTTTAGCGAGCGCCGTGCCATCATCGAACGTCAAGCTGCGCTGATCAAACCACAACTTGAGCAAGCGCAAATGACCGGCAATCGCGGTAAAGCGCAAGAGCTGGAAGGCCAACTTAATGCTCTTCGCTACCAGTTCCGTAATCCAGAAAGCCACCCGCATCGTCGCGAAGAATCGAACCGCATCCAAGCTCGTATTGGTGGAGCACAGCGCAAGATTGCCTCTAACGCACTGGAATACGAGCGGAAGTATCCAACCACGCTTTCTGACTGGTCTGGTGAAGCTAATCGCGTTTTTGGTGAGCTTGACGTTGACACCGGTGAGTTCATTCCTGAAACCATGGAGTTACGGGCTGAGCGTCGTGCATTAGATATTGGTGAGAAAGGCGGCGGCGGTCGCAATATTGCTGAGTTTACTGCTGGCGAAAGGCTTGATGAAGAAATCCGTGCAATCCAAGGTGGTGGTCGGATTCGTGACTATGATCCTGAAACTGGAGCCGCAGTTGCTCCATGGACTGGCGATCGTACCCAAACAGGACGGGAGATTGACGAGTATGGAGTTCGCTTAACTAGCCAAAAAGGTGCGGATCCAGAAATTCGCCCTTCTGTTCCTCGTTATACACAGGACGAGATCGAAGCCGAAGCAATGCGTCTTGCTCAAGCTGATCCCTATGGGGACGTTCCGATGGCTCCGGAATACTCTCAGGTCATTGAAAGTCTTGGTACACAAGAGCGTAAACCACAAGGACGCCAGTATGCTGGAATTTCGGAAAACATTCTTAGAATACAAAGAACAGCACCTCCGGACAAGGCTCAGTCTCTTGTCAATCAATACTTAAAATCTCTCCGTCGCCTCTGATCTAATGGCTGAAGAAAAGAAGAAAAAGAAAAAGTGGATCCAAGGCATGGACATGAAGGAAGGCGCCTTCACTGCTAAAGCCAAAAAGAAAGGGATCACGACTGCTCAGCTGCAAGAGAACGTGCTTGCCAACCCCGACAAGTACGATGAGAAAACAGTGAAGCAGGCAAACCTCCGTAAGACGCTGGTAGGATTGCACAAGAAGAAAAAAGAAAAGAAGGCTGACTGATGGCAAAAGACCATAGGCTAGATCTTGGTCGGTACGTCACCAACCCTTTTAACCGTCGAGGTCAGATTGGAAAAAATCTGAACTTCGAGGAGTTGTTTCGGGCTAAGCCAGACTCTGGCCAATACCCCTGGAACCCCTCAAGATTTACTGAACGGGATTTGACCAATCGGATGATGACCCGTAAGCGGGAACTCAATCCAGAACTCAACTTTGTTCAGAACTCTCCTTTCTTTGACAACAATCAAGAAGTCAATTCTCAATACGAACTCTTTGAGGGACTTGGTCGCTTCAATCGACCAGAGAGCTATGACTTCAATGAAGGCCGTGCTTTAACTTCTCAACGTCCTGAGGATCAACCGGATTTCAACCCTGTGTGGGTTCAAGCGTATCGCCTTAGCCCAACCATTAAACCTGGCAAATCAGCCAAGAATCCAATGCCTCGCATGAAGAATCCAGATCCGAATGGATATCTGATGGCGATGGCTGAAACCCGTGTTGATAATGAAGCAGAAGGCAAGATGTCTATTTCTCAACTTCTGGATCGTAAAGGCGTCATGAAAAACCTTCCTTCTAAAGGCACAGAGCAATACGAAGGAACGAAGACGGCCGATGAAGCTCCAGAAGAAGCTTAACGATAGGTCTTATACAATAGATAAAGGTAGGTAATAGAAATGCAGTTAGCTGGTGCCGGGAGATTAATACAAGGGCTGCTCGGCACTCGCGTCGGCAAAGCGATGCTTGCTCCTGCAACTAAGGAGGCAGCTAAAGCGGCTATCCCTGGAGCCGTACTCAACACTGGCTTTACAGGTTTGACGGGTGGTGGTGTTGCTGCAACTCTTGCTACGGGTCCTCTTGACTTAGCTCTTTCGACCGTTGGTGCTCGTTTAGCAGGTAAGGTCACGCCCCAGACAATTACCAACATAGTTGGTGAAGGTGCCAAAAGGAGTAAGGTTGCTAACTTCCTTGCCGGTGCTAAACCAGGAGAGATGTCAACTCTCCAGGCGATTGGCATGGGTGTTGGAAGTGTTGGCACACACATGGGAATTGCTCCCTTGTATCCATCCCAGCAACTGGTTGGAATGAATCCAGCTCAAATCCAACAGCTGATCGCAGAACCAGTCGTCATGGATCAGACGGCAACAACAGAGCAGCAACTGTTGCAACGTGATTTGATTAATCGTCTGCAAGGAGAAGCCCTATCCCCTGGAACCATGTTCCAACTTCAGGGTGTGGAATCAACTCTTGGCCGTGGGATGAGCGTTGATCCACGTATCGATCCCTATGGCATCTCCAGGGGGCAAATGGGATGAACTTTCAAATCAAAAATATCCTTCAAGACATCAAGACCGGCGCTAAAAAAGCGGACATTGCTCAACAACGCAGCGCAACTGGTGGCCTTGGTTATGGGCAGAGCATCTTAGATCCACGGTTCCGACAACAAATTGGAATGTTGGGAGTCTCTGCCAAAGAAACACCAGCTCAATTTGTTGGTGCTTATGCTTCCCGTCTTTTGGTTGATGCCGCAAACGACGGTTCGCGTACCTACTGGTGGCGCTACAACCACCCCCTTGCTGTAGCCCAGAAAGGCGTTGAGTATGGCGTTCGTGGAATCAGCTCTCCAACTGCGCGTGCTGCTGCGGCACTTGGTATTGCAGCCCCAGCTATCTCTGCTGCTGGTACCTATGACCTGTTGAATCCTGGGGAGATGTTCCGTCCCAAGGGTTACGCACAAAGTTACGCAGAGACAGGATCAGAGGATCGACGCGAAACTGCTCAGCCTGCTCAGGAATTGATTGAACGTTTCTTTATGGGCCGCACTGGATCGCCCTTAAAGTATGAGACGGCTAAACAAGATATCCCCAGCTTGACACCACAGCGTTACGCCAATTATCAAAACTTCCTTTACAACGAACGTGGTCTGTTGGATCTTGGTATTGTTAAAGGCACAATGGAAAATCTCCAGGGCGTTCCTGAAGTGCGTGCTCTTGGTTTTCCTGTTACCCTTCCTATGGCTGGTGGGTTTATTGCTGGTTCTATTGCGGCGCGGGAAGCGATGGTTCAAAGCCGGGGTAAAACGCCAGCCGGTAAACCTGTCGTCAAGATGTATGAACCACGTCAACGTGCAATCCGTGGAGGTATCTCTGGAACCCTAGGCTCTGTTGCTGGTGTTACCGTGGGCAACGTTGTGAATGCAGCGATTGCAGCTGCTAATCGTCCACAACTTCCTACTACGTCTGAATATCAGCAAAGTATGTAGGCTGATAAAATTAAATCATCTAGAAACATAGGTTCGTTTTAGATATGGCTTACGTCGGTTACCCTGCTGGGTCCATGCAAGCGCCTCAGTCGGGTCTGCCCGGCGGCGCCATTGTTCCTGTAACTGGTCTTGGTGCTCCAGGTACTTCCGCTGGTGCAGGCCCTGGTTACTTTGAAGAGTTGATGAATCGCCTTAAGGGCGCTGGCGCTGGCGTTAAAGAAGCTGGTCGCCAAGTTGCAGAAGCTGCTGGTACCCGCACTGGTCAAATTGCGGCAGGCGTTGCTGCTCCCACTGCCTATGGTTTAAGTAGCCTTGCTCAAGGTGATATTGCTCGTGGCGTTGGTGAAATTGGCGGTGGTATTGCTGGTGCCGGTCTAGTTGGTGGCCTGGCCAACGCAGCACAAGCTGCTCTCCCTGGCGCCAAGGGCAAACTTGCTTCTGCTGGTATCCGCGCTGTTGGCGGTTTAGTTGGCGGCGGCGTTGGTGGCGGCATTGCAGGGGGTGTTGCCAATGCAGCCCAAAGCGCAGTTGGCGCTATCACTGGTCAACAACGGGAAGCAGGTAAGACCCCTGGCATTACAGGTGGCACAGGCGTTGGTCTGGATGCAGCTTCTCAAGCTGAGCTGGCCAAGATTCGTGAGCTGATGAACTACGGCGTTCAGTCGAACGTGGCTGGCGCACAAGCCATGCTTCCAGTGGCCAACCAGTACCTGGATCGTCAGATGCAACGTCAAATGCAACTGAACCAACAACTAGGTCAACTGACCGGTGCTCTTAACCGTCAGCAGTACGCCTTCCAGCTGGCCGGTGGCGCACAAGAACAAGCAGGTGCCAACCTCCGCACCATGATGACCAGCAACCCCTACGCAGGTTCCGTCTTCCGGTATTGATCAATGGCTATTACTTTCAACCAGGCATCTGTGCCAGGTCTAGCTGGCCAAATGCAATTCGGTAACACCGGGCCTGAAGTTTTTCAACAAGGTCTTAATACCTGGCGACAGTTAACAAAAGACATGACGGAAGAGGAAAAGAAAGACCTGGGCGCTCAACTGCGTCAAAGTCTTTTCCCTTCTGGTGATGAAAGGCTTGTTTCTGGTTTTGTTGACATTGCCAAAGAGCAAATGTCTATTCCTTACCAGGAACAGCTGATGGAAATGGCGGATAAATACCAAACCCGTAAAGGTATTCGTCAAACCGCCTTCAACATGTTTGGTAGCGGCATGGATAACCTGATGAAGGGTATTGGCATGTCGATGAATCCTTATGGCACCCCCGAAGGACTTCAGAATTACCTTGCTCTGACTGTTGCTGCACCGCAGGCCATGTCGGAAGGTTATCGTAACCTGCGTACACCAATGGCAATCCCCGCTGTCCAAGGTGGGAGTGCCCCTACATATTTCTGATCTACAATAAATAGAAAGGAGGAAAGATGGCTTTCGGTATTTCATCAGCCGCTGATTATCTTTCTTCTAATAGCGAAGCACTCGCACAAGGAGCAACCAAAGCAGGAGGAGGCATGGTAATCGATCCATTTTCAGCAGCGATGTTTGGGGTCGGTGCCATCTCCAACGTTGTTGGTGGTATCTTCCAGGGTAATGCTCAGCGTCGTGCCGCTCAGATCCAAGCCAATGCAGCCAACGTAGCCGCACTTGGCAACCTCTATGGCCAGCAAATGGCCATGAGTCAAAACCGTTTGGATCGCGGTTATCGCTCCATTGCCGACCTGCAAAATATCAAGGCAGCCGCTGATGCTCGTGCTGATAACTATCGGTACGGTATGAATGCCCACCTGATGAAATCACAGAGTGATATCAATCAGGCTTTTGTGGCTGGTGGTGTCAACATGATGGGTAACCTGGCTGGTAAGTCCATGGATGCCCTGAATTCCATCATCGGCACTAACAACGCCATGCGCCAGGCGGATAATGCTTTTGCTTTAGAACGCCTAGGCCAAAGAGATGAATTTGAATTAGGAAAAGAAGCCGCAAAATTCCGTACGTTATTTACGGATCCCATGGAAACAGCTGAAATGGGTCGTCGTAGCCGTCAAGATATTTCGATTGCTCTCTCCCCAGAAGCTCGTGAGTTGCGTCGCCGCGAGCGCAAGGGACGCGTTGAGGAAGCTGTCGCTATCCAGCGTGGTCTCATGGACAAGATGTTTGGCAATTACACCCCTACTTTCTACGGTTAATTAGCCAAGTTAGAATACCTTAAGTATTAGAGATCGTTAAACATGGGCGGCGGAGGAGGTAGTGACAACTCAGGTGAAGTCGCAAGGGCTCAAGAGCGTGTTGCTCAGCGCCAGTTAGAGTTTGACAGAAAGGAAGCTCGTCGTCAACGCGAAAGGGAATCTGAGCTTCTTGCGTACCAGCGCACTGTTGACGAACGCCGTCATCAGTTAGATCTTAAAGCTGATTCGCGTGCTGACCAGGCACTCGCTTTTGAGCAATCGATGGGTCAGCAACAGCTGGCTTATCAGCAATCCAGGGATGCTCAGCTGTTCGGTCTGCAACAACAAGAACTACAATACGCAGAATCCGATAGAGAGTTTTACCGTCAGCGGTCAACTCGAGAAGAAGATCGCATCATTGCCAAAGAGCAAGCTGCTGCTCAGAAAGAAGCTGCCCGTCTTGCAGCTGGTTCTGCTGGTTACGATCCTTATAAACAAAATCTAGAGCAACAGCTTCGCAGTGGCATCATTGGCTTCGGTGAGGCTCAGCAATACCTGCGTGATTACACTACGCAATATGAGCTGTATGGCAAGGAGGGAGAAGCTTCCCAGTTTGCAAAACTCTATAGCGAAGAGATTGCCCCCGGCCGCTTCCAGACTGGACTTGGTGCTGCCTATGAAGAAATCCTGGGCCGCAAAGCAACCGAAGAAGAACAGACCGCAGGCCTGGAACGCTTTAAAGGTGGCTACTACCAGTCAGTCTCTGATCTCAAAGAGTCTCTTTACAAAGGTCAGGAATACCAGAAGAAGTTCAACAAGAGCTATCTGGATTCCTACTACGACACCATGTTTGGTGAAGAGCTTAAGGATGCAGAGGGTGTTGGTACTGGCAAGCGCACCTTTTCTTTTGATAAGAATCTTCTCCCGACTTACGCAGGAGATCTCAAAGGTGGCACCAAGGTTGAACTTCCTGCATTCGGTGAGGGCTTCACTGGCACTCCTGCTGAGATTGAGCAGCAGCTTCAGAACATTCGCGATTCCCGTCAATTCCTCTATAGCGCTGGTTTGACCAACCTGCAAGGTGAGATTGACAAGGAAACCCAGAAACTGAAGAACGAAGGTGCCAAGGAAGTCCAGAAGATTGCCGCACAGGGTGACATCTACAAGTCCCTTGTTGGCGCTTTCAGCTTCTAAGGATCTATCTCTTATAATTACTTCAGTAGTCATTTAGAGAATCATGACTGTCGCAGGTAACACCACCGACGATTATTTTGATATCACGAAGTTCGAAGAGCTTCTGAATCGCCTCGAATCCTCCAAGCAGCGTCAGCAGCGCCAAAAGAGCGTTGAAGGCCGCCGTGACATCTTTGCTACCGGTCTTGCCGGTATGATGGGCAACTTCTGATCTGAGTTAGTAGAATGACTGCAACTCCAACCAGTATCACTGATACTTACAACACGGATGACTGGTTTGACCTGGATAAATACCGCCAGGCAGCTGGAGTAGCTTACGAATTCTCAAAGAAGAAGATGGAGGACACCGGTGCTCAAGAACGAGAAACCATCGGTAAAGGCGCAGAAGAGCAGCGAACTTCCGCAGAGCAAAGTCAACGATTCCGCCAGGAAGACGAGGCCCGCGATTACGGACAGGCGCAACGAGCTTATCGATATTGAGGTCTTCGACCAATGGGTCGATAATCTTGATTCCTCCACTCAAGAATCGTTTTGCTCCTTCGCAGCTGATAACAATTCAGTGATCGAGTGCTTCTTGTATGCCCGTTTCCTTGGGTATACAGGGAGCATTGTTGCGTGCGATCTTTGGGTCAACAGTAAATATAAAAAGCCTGATCACCGCAAGACTCTTCTTTTTGAAATTGAAGAGATGCAAGAAGACATCCGCAAACTACGGGAAGCCGTGGAGATGGGTGTTGTTAAACGCGATGCAGGTGTTGCGCGTGTTGCATCAATGCAAAAAGAATTGCGCGGTGCTATTGCACAGATTGAACAGTTCACAACATCTCGTGACCGTAAAGGCCTGCTGATGGCTGGTGCTGACCGAGCAATTCGTGAACTGTTGTTTGTATTCAAGGATGATCCAATTGAGATCCCTTTGAACGAAGCCTCAATGAGTGTGTGGGCTAGAATGCAACTAGAGGAATAGGCTTAAGTCCTTTAAAATAGTTTTAACGCAAAAAGAAAAATGGGCGCTGAAACGCAAAATCAACAATTAGCGGGTAGATCCGGCGCCCGTGCAAGGATGGCAGAAAGCCTCAAAGCTGGCCGCCGTGGCGACAATACTGCGATGCAACGTGCCGCAGAAGGTCGCGCTCGTCGTCGTAGTGCTTTATCGGGTAGTGAAGGTGGCGCACCTGAAACTCCGGGTGTTGCAGAAGCACTGGCCGAAAGGTTCCAAGAGCAGAGCGGTCCTCAGGTCGGCGCAGCTTCTATGTTCCCGGGTGAGCGCCCTGGTGCTGCAGACGCACCGAAACCCCCTGGTTTTGAAGAAGCGCTTTATCGCCGTGGTGAAGTGACCCGCGAACGTGATCGCACTGGTCGCCGTGAGGAAATCTTCCGTAATTTCCAGCGGGCCGCAGGTGAAGGTGGCGGTGCTGAGGTTGCTCCCGGTGGCGCTGTTGAGCGTGGTGTTGGGATCTTTGGTACTCCTTTTGGTGGAGCAGGTCAGCCTCGCTCTGGTATTGCCTTTGGTCCTGGCCGCGCCAATCGGATGCCTGATCAAGGCACGCCTGAGTACCAGCAGCTTGTCGCCCGTATGCGTGGTTTAGGTCGCTGATATGGCAAAAGGTAAGATGCCGCCCCAGCTCCTGGAGCACTTCAAAAAGAAAGAAGCCAAAAAAGAAGATGGCTCCGAAATGAATGACAAAGAGAAGCGTAAGGCGGCTCTTGATAAAGCTCGTAAATATCAAGAACAAAAGAAAGCAAGTAAAGGAGAAAAGTAATGGGCGGTTCATCTAAGGCTCCAATGGCGGGCAAGATGATGAATGACGAGTTTGCCTCTCGTATGGCACAACAACGCCAGGAACGCTTAGCGCGTATGCGTGCTCCTGCTGATGAGATGTTTGCCACTCTTCAGAAATCTGGCCAACGTCCCTACGATCCTTACAAGTCTCCTTATGAAGTCGACATGCCCAGCTATCGCGACTTCTTCGGTTAGATAAATGGCTGTTAACGAAGGCCTATACAACTGGATGCTCAAGACCTACGGCATGCCCGCTGCCGAATGGTATCGTAGCAACCCAGGCCGTAAACCCGGAGCTAACCCATTTCTCCCTAGTGGTGCTTATGTACCCCTGGCAGATGCTGGCAGTGATAATACATATGCGTCTGTAAGCCCAGAGTTTGAAGAAGTATCTATTATTGAACCGGCTTCCTCCTCTAGTTCTGACTATTTTCAACAATTCCTCAATTCTTTAGATTCAGCTCAGCGTGCCGACATCGAGGGCATGTCTGATCTCAGCGCCGAAGACAAGGCAAGCATTGGATATGACTATGCAGCCCGTCAGCAATTAGGCTTTGGTGATCCTCTTGCGGCAGGTGAATACGCAGCTGCAGGCGGCCTTTACTACACTCCAAACTATGGAGAGTATGGCGGTTATCTAACAAAAGAAAACCCAGACGCAGCACAAGTTGCGCGTGTCAGGGAAATGATAGCCATGCAATCTGCTGGCACTGCTGACCCCTCCTGGGCTAATCAAAATCTATCCGGTCTAATTCGTAATACCGGAGCGGGCGGTTGGCATGTACGTGGTGCAACTGCCGATGATCCTGAAGTACAAAAATATGGCATTTATAACGTTGGTCGATCTGATTACATGCAAGCAAGGCGCAATGAAGCCCTGCAAAAAAACATTGAAATTTTAAAACAACAAGCAGATCAAGGTGTTCAAGATTCTCAACAGTTTTTAGATCAGTATGTTGCTCAAGGCAAGGAAGGATCTGAAGCTATTGTTCCACCACAACAATCTCAAAAAGGTCCCAGAGGCGAAGATTTTGGTGAGGTTGCTTGGAATACTCCTGCTATCCCTCAAGGGCCTTACACACCTGTTAGGAATTTTGGCAGCAAAGATAGACCGTCCTACGGGCCTTCTACTATTGACACAATCAACAACCCAGGACGCCAACGAGTTGAACCGATTCGATTTGTTCAGGAGAATCAACCAGTTGACGTACGAGTTGCAAGGGCAGCTCAACAGAGCGATGAGCAGCGTGAAAAACTAACACAGCAATCAGAGTTTGATATATCTAAGGAGAAGCAGCTTGCTTCGGCTAAGGCAGCAGAGGCTTATCGTAAATCTGCTGCAGCAGAAGATCCATTCAGAGCTGCTGCCCGCATGGGTTAGTATTTAATAACAGTCTGAATCAAATAACGTGCCCTCTTACGTTCATCTTGCGTATCGCCGTAACGCTAAGGCTGCTGCACGTAATTTCCAGGTTAAAGAAAATAAAAACGAACACCTCCTGGAAAAAGCAAGGGAGGACTTTGGTTACTTCTGTGAGTACGTTGCTGATAAACCCCCTGCTCAACACCATAAGGACTGGCATCGTCACTTCATCACCGACGAAGACAGCAACTGCCTGATCAAGATTGCTGGCCCCAATATCGATCTACTTGCCCCACGGGGTTCAGCCAAGTCCACAGTGCTGGGCCTACTGACCGCCTGGGCCATTGGCATCCACACTGCAGCCAAGAAGCCACTGCAGATTCTGTATCTGTCCTACACGGTGGATATTGCACGCTCCAAGTCTGCAACTATCAAACGCATCATCGAAAGCAAACGGTACCAGGAGGTGTTCCCAACAGTTCGCTTGCTCAAAAACGTCACCAGTAATGAGTACTGGTCGATTGACCACAAGTTTGCAGGCATCGATACCACGGGTGAAGAACAATTCACACTCTGTGCTGCTGGTCTTAAGGGTTCGGTGACCTCAAAGCGTTCTCACCTGGTGATGATTGATGACGCCATCAAGTCAGCAGCAGATATCTCCAACCCTGACATCCGAAAGCAGATGCAGGACAACTGGAACGCTGTGATCGCACCAACCATGTTCGAAGGAGCCAGGGCCATCTGCCTTGGAACCCGCTTCCGACATGATGACATTCATTCCACAACCTTCAACGAGCAGAACAATTGGACACAGATTGTTCTCTCCGCAATTCACAATGATCCCAAAACGGGAGATGAAGAATCCTACTGGCCCGAAATGTGGTCACTTGACTATCTAAAGGAAAAGAAACGGCAGGCACCAATCGCCTTTTCGTTCCAGTACATGAACCAGATCGTCAGGCAGAATGAACTGTCCCTGGCGCCAGAGCTGATTGTGAAAGCAGAGATTGCAACAGAGTTTGACGCTCTTGGGATCGGAGTCGACTTGTCTGCTGGTGTCAAGGAAAAGAACGATTACACCGTTATGGTTCTAGGCGGACGGATTGGAGATCGAATTCACATCATTGATTACCGCCGCATCAGGGTGATGGGTAACCTTGAAAAGCTTGATGCGATGAAAGAGCTTCTCAATGACTGGTCCATCCTGGGACGTGACGAGAGTGGTAACTATTTCCCGACTTACAACACTTGTGATATCTGGTCAGAAGCAGTGCAGTACCAGGCTTCTCTCGAAGCTGACTTCAAACGGGTCTGCCTCAATAACGAAAGTCTCTACAACCTGATCTGGCACCCAGTGAAAGGCTTCCGTGCAGATAAGTTGGCACGGTTCCGTGGCATCATCGGGATGTTTGAAGATCGCAAAATCATCTTCAACAGATACCGGAACTTCACAAATCTCTTCGAGGAACTCACGAACTTCGGTGTCAGTAGCCATGATGACTGTGTTGACGCGTTGGTCTGGTTGGTGACTGGACTAGGAAGAAAGGGTCAGTTGCAACTTGATTTCTAAACTTAGAATTGTTAAAAGGCGCAACGTGACAGTGGGTCCCGAATACATAGCAATAGGCTTGACAGCTGCTGTTTCTGCATTAACAGGTGGTTCTTGGGTAGCCAATCGAATCCTTGATAGGCAGAAAGAGAAAATAGATCAAGCTTTCAGTTATATTAGTTCACAGAAAAGGCGGATTGATTGCTTGGAAGACGAAGTAAAGCAGCTGCCCATGGACTATGTGCTCAAGGTTGATTTCTTACGAGAAATCCAGGAGATGCACGAAAACTTTAGACAAATAAATAATAAGCTTGATAAGCTTATGGAAAAGCTTCTGTCAAAATGAGCTACATCCTTGAGGTCCAAGAGGACGAAAACGGAGATCAGTATATTGTTCTCCCCGACGAAGTAATCGAAGACCTTGGATGGCTGGAAGGTGATGTTCTCAACTGGGATGTCCGTGGTGAAGGAATCGTGATCAGCAAGGTAAACGATTCTGCTGGCTACGAAGTTTTAGAAGAGTAAAATAGGAAGATTGAGACGATAAGTAGATGTTACGAACTGACGGCGGATACGGTGTTCCAGGGATGCCCGGTAACGGTGGCGTCTACATGGCAGGTAACCCCAGTTTTGACATTGGTCCTCGTAGTCCTTTTAAAGGAATGACGAGAGAGCAGCTGGAAGAGCTGAAGCAATTTGATGATCGTCCCCAAGATCTTCAGCAGTATTACGACCGGATGAATGCTCCTGGTCCGCGACTCCCCTTTGCAGCTGTTCCGGGCAGCAGCAATCTGTTCGGTGCTATTGGGAATATGGGTGGCATGCAAATGGCCCAGCTCCCTGGTGGTGAACAAGGCCCCGCTCAAGGACCTAACACTCCCGTGAAGTTCTATCCAGGACTCGGTTATGCACCCTATGGTCCGGGTGGTGGTGGCTTACCGCCAACCCCCGTCCGTGGTGCTTGAATATACTGCTAGTATCAATTAAAAGGGGCAATAGTTAATGGCGACGGACGCTAAAGCCAGGCTTCAAGAAATCATCAATGCTTACATTGATAAAGATGCTGCGACCGTCGTTGATACCAGCATCGTTTCGTCGCATCTGGCGCAGATGAAGCTGTTCGGTATCCGTCAGGGTATCGAGTTCTTCCCCAGTCAAGACAACTTTGGAAACCAACGTAAAGACTTTATTGACCGCGTAATCAAGTACAACCAGCTTGATACGCGACTTGATTCCATCTGGGATTATTTCCTTTGCGATGGCAAGGGTCTTTTCTACATCCGTCCCACCAAACAAAACTATCGTCTCTACTATTTCCGAGAGCACGAGTATCGCAGTTTTTACAACGTAGACGGCGAGCTGGAAGAGGTGGTGATCATCTACAGCTACAAGGTCCGTCGTGGCTTTGGTTTTGGTGACAACATTAACGTCACCAACATGACTGGTAACCCCACCACGGCCGATCAGGGTGCCAAGCGCTATATCAAGCTCTCGATCAAAGCAGACGTTATCGAAGAAACTCACTCAGAAGGTGAGATGTCGTTTGATCTTCCCTCCTATACCACCCCTGGCACAACCAAGAAATTTAAAAATTCCCTCGGTTTTATTCCCTGCGTAGAAATCTTTAACAACCCGAAAGGGTTTTCTATGGAGGGTTACGGAGAGTTTGATGCTCTCGCCAATCAGATTGTTACGCATGACGATCTGGTCCGCACCATGCGGAAGAACATTACGTTCTTTGGCAACCCAACCCTGCTGTCTTCTCGTCCGAAGACTGACCTGATTGATGCCGGGGGAGACAGCGTTATCCAACGCCCCTCGATTGCAGCAAACTCTGGCTTTGGCAGTCCCAGTGCCCTTAGTCGTTCGGCGTTTAAGCAAGACCCTGTCTCCCGTGGTCTCGATGGTCAGATCAGAGTTCCACGCATCATTGCAAACCTGGAACCAAACGACCGAGTTGGTTACATTGTCCCCGACGCCATCACTGGTGACCAGAATGCTTTTGCCCGGCAGTTTAGAGAAGAAGTACGTACGGCGCTGGGTGGTGTTGACGAGCTTTCTATTTCTGCTGGTGTTACTGCGACTGAATACAAGTCTCTCTTCGGGCGGGTCTCAGCAACTTCTAAGAAGAAAGCAACTGCCATCTATACGCACGGAATTTGTCGTTGTCTTGAACTGATTATTTTCCAGGAAGAAAAACTGTTCCGAGAGTCAATTGCAGCTGCAGCCGGTATCGAGAAACCGGTACCTCCATCCGAAAATGCATCTCAAGATGAATTAGATTTGTATGAAGCTGCGTTGGATGGTTTCAACCAACAAATTAAACAGCTAATGATGGCATCTGTTCAAACACAACAGATTCCACCAGGCGTTACAGGTCTCATCCCAGATGGTGATGTGACAATGCTGTGGCGCTGGACGGGTCCCGTTTACGAGGACTCAACCCAGGACATCCTCAACAACTCAATTGTTGTAAGAAACTTACAAGAGTTAGGTGTTGATAGCATTGAAGCACTGAAGTACCTCTTCCCGTCTAAGACGGATGAGGAACGGGCCGAGATGTTATCTGGGTTCCCGTTCAGGATGGTGAACGAACTACAGGGTGCATACTCTCAGTTCGCTCGCTTAGTGGGAGGGATGATGCAGACCCCCCACCCGCAATCACCGGATCTTCCGATGGCTGCGGATCCAAGATTGGATTTAACTCCATATCTGTATCGAACTTTAGAAGCTCTACAAAAGGAGATGAGTTATGCAGGACGCTACCGTCCAATCGATCCCACAGACGAGCCAACCGTCGCCCGCAGCGGTAGCTCCAAGCAGCTACGTGGTGGCAGCACCGCAGGCAGCACCGGCTCCAGTGGCTTATCAGGTGGGTACCAGCTACCCGCAAGCGGTTCCTCAGGCGGCCCCCAGCTACCAATCCGCCCCTACTCAGTACGCCCCCCAGTCCCCATCGGTCCAGACGGCGGAATCGACCTCCAATCCGTGGGAATCGGCGTTCAACAAGGTGGTGAACCTTCTGAGCAGTCCAGTTCCATCCCCGTTCCAGGGTCAACAGTCGGCTCCGACGACCTATACCCCGGCCAACTACGGGTTGACCAGCCCCCAACCTACGCAACCCTCGGCAGCGCCGACCTCATATCCCAGCCAGGCATCCTCGCCCAGCTCTTCCCAAACCTCCTCGAGTCCATCCTTGGAGGAAATCGCGGATTACGTGGGGATGAGCCAGGAGTCCCGCCAGGTAATGGACGCGTTCGGGATGGAAGCTCCGGCAATCCTGAACAACTACGCTCTTCAGCTGGAAACAATGCTGGACAGCGCCGTCGCGTGGGGAAACCGCGCAAGTGAAACCATCAAAGGTTACGCTGAGTTCGCTGTAAACGAGCACCAAGAGAACCTCGCTTACAACGAAATCCTTACCAACCCCGATGTCCTGAGCGATTACACGCTTAAGTTCTTCGGCCCTGAAGGTCCTTATCCCGTGTACGAAAACGAAGCTCAGCTGGAGACTCCCGGCTACCGCACCGAGCAAGTGGCCCAGCCTCAACTCGGTCAACTGCCCGCTCCCCCTGCCGCCGCAGCTCCTCAGCAGCCCGGCAACTTCTGGGGCGATTTCAACGAGATCATGGCTCGTGATCCCCAGAACGCCTGGCGCATTCTGAACCAGGCTCAACCCAACACCGTTGCAAACAAACTGTTTGTAATGGAGTGATAGCGTGTCGGTGATTGAATAAATTACCGACTGCTAAAATTTGTGTTAGATAAGACATATAAATGTCTGAATCTTTCACCCGATAAAAACACTTCCTGCGACACTGGAGGATAAAACAAAGTGTTCATTGATAACGACTTTCCAAAGATTCTCGGTGCGGAACTCTATCGTCCCCACCCTGCTTACATCGCGGAAATGGCGGTTGAGCCCGTGGTTGTCCACGA